ATCGGTTACGATGTTGTTCAAGCTGATCTGTTTGCACAGGGTTTGCGCACACTGACAAATGCAATGGAACGTGATTTAGCGCTTGAAGCGGCAACAAACGCAAGTCGTGCTTACGGTACAGCAGGAACGGCACCGCTCGAAACTGGTCTGAAAGATTTGGCGCAAATTCGCAAAATTCTTGATGACAATGGCGCACCCGCTTCAGGTCGCACAACTGTACTGGACACAAGCGCGGGTGCAAACGTTCGTGCAAATGCCTTGTTTACAAAAGTGAACGAAGCGGGTTCGATGATGACCCGTGCGCAGGGTGAGTTGATGCAAACTTTCGGAATGAGCCTGAAGGAAAGCGCACAAGCTGCACAGCACACAGCAGGTACAGCGGCGGGCGCTACAACCGATGCTACGGGTTATGCGGTAGGTGCTACGGTGATCACGCTGGCGAGTGCTGGCACGGGTGCTGTGTTGCCTGGTGACGTGATTTCCTTCGCAGGGTCTGACAACAAATATTTGGTTGTTGCTGGTGATGCGGCGGTTGCGGGCGGTGGTACGATTACCATTTCTGCACCTGGTTTGGTTCGTGCAATTCCAGCGGCGGCAACTGCGGTTACTCTTGCGGATGATTATTCTGCAAACGTAGCGTTTTCGATGGATGCAATTCACTTTGCCACACGCGCACCTGCAAAACCGCGTGAGGGTGATGCGCGTGTTGATGAAATGATGATGGTTGATCCGCGTTCGGGTATCGCATTTGAGGTTTCTTTGTGGGCTGGTGAGCGCATGATGAAATACGAAGTTGCGGCGGCTTGGGGTCAGAAAGCGGTCAAGCGTGAGCATATCGCTCTGTTGCTTGGCTAATTCCGACTGACATTGTAACGATTGAGGGGCGCTGGTTATGCGCCCCTTTTTTTGCACTCACGTCCAATCAATCTCTTGAGTGCGAGAATTTCCACAACAATTTCCGGCGGTTCTTCACCTAGTTGTTTGCGTAGATGTGATCTAACGAAATTTTTCGTATTTTTCAGAGGATTATTTTTCCGCCATTCAGATGCTTTTTGATTTATTGCTTCTTTGTTGGCTTCTCTGTATTTTTGCATTTGCTCTTTATTAGCTTCTCTGTATTTTCGTGTTTGCTCTTTGATCTTTTCTTTGTTAGCTTCTTTATTAGCTTCATAATATTTTCGTGTTTGCTCTTTGATCTTTTCTTTGTTGGCTTCATAATATTTTCGTGTTTGCTCTTTGATCTTTTCTTTGTTGGCTTCTTTATTAGCTTCATAATATTTTCGTTTTTGCTCTTTGATCTTTTCTTTGTTGGCTTCTCTGTATTTTTGCGCTTTTTCTTTGTTAGCTTCTCTGTATTTTTTATTTTTAGCTTTCCGCTCCTCAACCGTCATAACCATGTCAAACCCTCCTTTGTGTTTTGCGCCACCAGATAACCAGTGGCGCAGTTAATTTTACTTTTCGTCCAGAAATTCGATGTTTGGGATTTCGTTGCGTTGCTTATAGTATTGGGTTTGTGCAACGGCGGATTGGATCATCCGACCGCCAATGCTTGAAAGGGTGTTGGCGGTTTGTGGTTTGATGGTTCCGGCTTTTACCCCAGCATAAAGTTCATTGAAGTTGTCACGAAGTTCTTTTGCGTTTTTCACTATTTTAGTTCCTTGTGATGTTTGTTTATCGTGTCACCTGTTTAGCGATGATCTGCAAGTTGGTCAACAGTTAATCGCACATTTTAAAAGTTTTTCCGATGAACAAGTACCCCAAGCCATAAAATGCGCTCGTGGGTCAATCAAATTCGCATAGGTTTCAATCGGTTTTACCATTTTTAAAGCTTCGTTATGCGTTCTAAACGGCCCACAAATCACAAACCGTTTAGAACCATCTATTGCGGACACATAATAGTTTTTCAAAAGTGCCCCATTTCTTCACCAGTTTCATCATCCAACATCATAACCAGGCAACGCCCTGAGCCTTTAGGATCAAGGTCAATTCTGAATTCGTTGCTTTCCAAACCTTCGCAAGCTTTTTGCGCTTTTTCAAAGGTGTTGAAGATTTTTGCGGGTTGGTTGGTGATTGACATTTTGTTAATTCCTTGTGCTGTTAAATATACCTTAGCGATGGTCTGCAAGCTGGTCAACAACTATTTTACCCTCTTGCGAAAATATTTTAAATCCTTCATTGTCCGATTATATCAAATCAAAGGATTGAACCAATGAACAAACGACTTTCAACCGTGACCATCACCACGAAAAACGGCCCGCTGGTGATCAATGAAGCGGATTATGACCCTGACACACACACCCTTGCGGATGCTGACCCTGACACACCCGCAAAACCTACCCCTGTGGTTGAGCCTGTTGTCGTGCCTGGTGATGTGCAAGCTGCGAAAGGTGTTGCACCTGAATACAAAGTTCAACAGGACGGAAACAAACATTTTGTTTACCTGAACGATGAGAGGGTTTCGGGTGTCAAAGGTATTGCCGCAAAAGGCTATGCAACGGGCGGCGATGCTTGGGCGGCAATCATGGCACTGAACACCAGTGATTGATTTTTACGGCACCGCAATCGCTTTCCGCGCGTATCACTTGGCGCGCGGAAACGTCATTAATTTAGATGTTGATGACAGTGAAATTGAAACATGTTTACTTGTCGGTTCGGAATGGATGGATGCAACATTTGCAAGCTATCTAACAGGAACAAAAACAGGTGAGCGGGCGCAAATCAGGGAACAACCGCGCATTTCACAATTTGACCGTTACGAATATTCGATTGCGTCCGATGTTGTGCCGTTGGAATATGAACAGGCCACCTATGAAGTTGCTTACAAGCATCTTGCGACACCAGGTGTTTTGAACGCTGATTACACACCAACAAAATATGACAGCGTTTCGATTGATGGTGCTGTGTCTGTGGTGTTTACAAAGTTCAACAGCGTGTCAGAAATTCAGACAAAATTTTCGCGCGTGATGCAACTTATGTCTGGTTTAATTTCAACACGGTCTAATGTTTCAAGTCTGTCCGGTTCGTCAATTCGCACATAGAAAAACCCGTAACAACCGGGAGGAATTGTTACGGGTGCAAGGCTAGTCGCCTCTATCTGACAAATCAAACTTTGCGGAAAACCCGCGCAGTTGCTTTGTCGGGGTCTGTTTTCGGGTCAGTGTCAACGGCAAAGAATTTCTTTTGTTCAACCATTTCCGGTTTGTTTTTGTCATCAACTTCAGTCACAGAACCATCAAGCGCGGTTTGCTTCAGTTTTGTGTAAACCGTGTTACCTTTGTCGTCAACTTTTGCAATTTTGTGCTTACGGTTTTGACCAGAAACAACAGACGCAAGGCTTGCTGCGGTTTTACCGACAACAGGGAAAGATTGACCAACGGCGGTCAAATCATCAAAAGGATATTTCGACTTGGAGCCGCGTTTGTTCACAATTTCAGGCATTTCAACAGCGGATGAAACAGCACCAATTGTTACAGTGGGTTTTGTTTCGGTTGGCTTTGGTGCTGGTGTCGGTGCAACTGCGGCGGGCTTTTTCATGATGTTTCCAATTTTTTAAGTTTGCTATTTCGATAAACAACCACTAAACAAACCTAACAACAGTGTCAACACAGAAAGTCAAACAAAATGCCATTTTACGATGATATGCAAAAAGTTGTGCAAGATGTGTTGAGTGGTGAATTTGCACAAGGTGAAATTGTCTACATTAGGCAAATAGCGGGTAACGGTCCTGCTGATGATCCTGGTGAACCTGTTGTTCAGAATTTTCCAATCAACGCAACCGCAAACGGTGTGAAATTCAAATACGTCCAAAGCGGTATGGCGGTTGCAAGTGATTTACAGGTTGTTGCTCCTGTTGACCCGCTTTATGTTCCAAACATCAAAGACAATGTGCGTGTAGACGGTTCAACATACAAAATTCACCAGTTGTTACCTAAACCCGCTGCGGGTACACCTGTTGCATACGTGTTTATTTTGAGGCGCTAAAGAATGACCCTTGATGAACTAATTGACCTATACACACCGCAAGTTTCAAAAGCGTTTCGGGATGCGATTGCAGAGGTTGTTGACGCTGTTGTTTTAGCCGATGTAACGCGGGCGATTGAGTTAGGCGACCCTCTTGCGGCTTTCAAGGCGTTGGGCTTCTCACAAGCCGCCATGCGCCCTATGGTCAAGAAAATGGAAGATGTGTTTGAAGCTGGTGGCATAGAGACAGGTCGCACCTTTCCCAAGCGGATTTATACCAATGCTGGCCCGACTGTTTACCGTTTCGACATGCGCAATAGCAGGGCGGAAAAGTGGGTGCGCAACCAGGCTGTGCAGGTTGTTGACACAATCGCAGAAAGCACAAAAACGGTTGTTCGTAACCACATTTTTACAGGCGTTGAGTTAGGTAAAAACCCGCGTGAAATTTCACTTGATTTAATCGGGCGCTATGACCGCGTTGCAAAAAAGCGTGTTGGTGGTGTTGTCGGTTTAAATGAACCACAAAGAAAAGCTGTTGAGGCAATGCGCGCTGATTTAGCGAATTTGGACAGAAATTATTTCACAAGAGAAAAGCGAGATAAACGATTTGATAGCGCTGTTGAAAAAATGTTCAAAGATGGTGAAGTATCTGGTGATCGTGTTGAACAACTGACAACACGTTACAAGGATAATTTGCTAAAATTGCGCGGCGATACTCTTGCGCGGGATGCGACAATTGAGGCTTTGAACGCTTCAGAATGGGAAGCGTTGGTGCAAGCTGATGACCTTGGGGCTATTAACCGCAACAACACTACAAGCGAGTGGGATAGCGCGGGTGAAGATGGTCGCACTAGACCGGACCATTTGACCATGGATGCTAAATATAAAGGCAATGGCGTGAAATTTGGTGAACCATTTGTTGCACCGGATGACAGTAAAATGATGTATCCGCAAGATAGGTCATTGGGTGCCAGCATGGAACAAACCGTAAATTGTCGGTGCAGACGCAGAACGGTTGTGGATTGGTTGAGTGGTTTAGATGGTTGAGCGATTGACAGCACAGGTCGGACGCATTGTTGCGAAAAATCAAAATGCTCTTTTGGTTCTGGCACGTATGTCAACACAAGACCTAGTTGACGAAGCGCAAACACCAGTGGCAAAAGGTGGCAAGATGCGAGTTGATACAGGGTTTTTGCGCGCGTCCGGTCAAATGTCGCTTAACGGTTTGCCAACTGGACCTATTCGCGGCGATGGTGAAACAAAGTATGACGAAGATAAGTCAACAGTTGTAACATCGCTTGCGGCGCTGCAATTGGGAATGACTATTTATTTCGGTTGGTCTGCAAATTACGCAAGAGCGCGCAACACCTATGACGGTTATTTAGATGCTGCTGTGCAAAACTGGAAAAGCAACGTGGCAAAAAATGCTGCAAAAATAAGGCAACGTTTGAAATGACAGATTTAACAAATGCGGACGTGTTGCGAGTTTTGCAAGATGAAACCAAAGTGGCGGTTACTCAAAGCATTACACCAAATTTACCAATTTCATTCATTGGTGTAACCTTTGTTAAACCAGATGACATGAAATATGTTGAGTGTGTTTTCATTCCAAACAATCAAGATAATTATTGGGGTGATGAAACAATGTTCCAGGGTGTTTTTCGACTTGTCCTGAATTGGCCT